GGAAACACGGTAGACGATCTTTTGAATGACAACTACTCTAATCAGATATTTGCCGAGCCTTTTTTGCTTTTGATGGGGAACGGCATCATGCATTTCGGTGTGTATGGCAAGACTCTTATTTCGGTTCAAGGGGAAGGTGTAATATTAGAGAGTTACGTTGATTATATTGCCGAGTCTGGGGCTACATTGTCTTATTGGATAGAGGAAAGCCTTAAAGCTCGCGGGATCAATGATACTGCTTTCTGGGGGGCAATAAAGGCGTTGCTACTGTTTAAAAAGTTTGCGGATGTGGATGAAAAGCTATTGCTACCAAAGGGCAAATTGAAGGAATTTAATTGCAGGTATAAATCAGACTTCAGCTTCAAAATAGGGCTTTTGACCGAAAATTGGTATAGAGCCAGTTGTCAGAATCATCCTTTTGTTGTCAGGGGGCATTGGCGCTGGCAAGCGCATGGGGCTGGAATGAAAGAAAGAAAGCTCATTTGGCTTGACCCCTACACAAAAGAAGGCTACACCAAGGGCGCATATATGCAAGACCAATGACCCAAAGCGCCGCTGCTATATCGCCCCTGAATCTGTTTCACTCCTTCGTTTCGGACGTGGAAGGCGGCAGAATCGCGTCAAACAAGCTGATAAAGCAGGCAGTAAAGCGGCACCAAAAGGACGTAAAAGCCAGTAAAACCGGGCTGTATCGATTCGACGAAGCAGAGGCCGCGCGGGTGTTGGACTTGTTCGCGCTGTTCCGGCACACCAAGGGCGAATACGCCAAACAACATTTCAACCTGCTACCCTGGCAGGCGTTCCTGATTGGCTCGCTATACGGGTGGAGGAAAAAGAGCGACGGAACGCGGCGCTATACGCGGGCCTATGTCGAGGTGGCGCGGAAAAACGGAAAGACGGAAGTTGCCGCCGGAATCGGATTGATCGAAGCGTTCTTCAATGGCGAATACGGGGCGGAGGTGTACAGCGCGGCCAACAAATTAGACCAGGCGTCGATCTGCTGGAAGTCAGGGGTGACTATGGCGAAGTTCCTGCAAAAGGACGTGGAGGAAATAGCCTATCTTTTTGAGGTACATGAATCTTTCAACAACCGCCGGATATTCGCCCGCTCCAATAACTCTTTTTTCGCGCCGGTCGCGTCGGATAGTAAGACCCTGGACGGCTTGAATCCTCAATGCGCGATCATTGACGAATACCACGAAGCTCAGGACGACAGCATGCTAAGGGTTATGGAAACCGGGATGGGTTCGCGCCGGGAGCCGCTGGTGTTCATCATCACTACTGCCGGGTTCAACCGTAACGGCCCCTGCTACCAATTGCGGCGGGTGGTGACGGACATACTGGAAGGGAAGAAACGGGATGAATCCTTTTTCGGGCTGGTGTTCACCCTGGACGAGGGCGACAACTGGGAAGACGAAACGACCTGGCAAAAAGCAAACCCGTCATTGGGCCTTACCCCGTCCCTGGACTTTATGCGCCGGGAGTGCCTCAAGGCAAAGAACGAGGGCGAAACGTCCCGCATAAACTTCCTGACAAAGAACCTGAACGTCTGGACAACTACGCAGTCCACATGGATTAAGGATGAGGATTGGATGGCCAACGCCACGATGGATGCCGACGCGCTCAAAGGCCGTACCTGTTACGCGGGCCTTGACCTTGCCAGCGTCCGTGATATTACGGCCCTGGTTCTGATCTTCCCTCCACCGGGCGAAGGCGTTACCTATGTGCTGCCTTACTTTTGGGTTCCACAAGACGGGGCGGAGGAGCGGGCAAAGCGGGACGGCGTTCCCTACCTGCAATGGATAGCCGACGGGACGATGACCGCCACGCCGGGCAACGTGACGGATTACGCTTTTGTCAAGGCCGATATTATGGAAATCGCAGAAACCTACAAGCCCGTTTCAATCGCTTACGACCGCTTCAACGCTTCGCAGCTTGTGATTGAACTACAAGACGAAGGGCTCAAGATGGAGCCATACGGCCAGGGCTTCGTTTCTATGTCCGCCCCAACGCGGCAAATTGAGAAAATGGTATTGAGTCGGGAATTGGGGCATGGCGGCAATGAGCCATTGCGGTGGATGTGCGGAAACATTCAAGTCAAGATGGACCCCGCCGGGAATATCAAGATGGACAAGGCGAAAAGCCGGGAAAAGATAGACGGCATGGTTTCCCTGGCTATGGCCATAGGCGAATGGATGAGCGGGGAAAAACCCAAAGGCCCCTCGAAATATGAAAGCGAAGAATTAACGGTAGTATAAATCAATACAATATGAGCAAAGACAAACCATATACCCCGCGCTTTTACGCCGAAAATGCAGAGATGAACGCCATTGACAGGGTTCCTGTTTTCCGGGACATCGAGGTAACTTCTATCCATGATATGCACCCCAATATTACCAGGACTCAAGTCGGAGAAACCGTAACTGTCACGGTCAGACTAATGAGTAGTGGTAACACTACCGAGATGACCGGCGGGAAGATTTGCGCATGGGTTTTGAAGAAGATAAACTCTTAGACATGGGCGTACATAACGAAAAATTGAAAGCCCAATTAAGGGCAGAACAATATATCAGAGACCAAAGGAGAAGAAGCGGCTCGATCCCTGTATGGCTTTCGTGTCTCATTATCGCGCTGTATGTCATTGGGCTTTCTCTTGTAGTATATGCGGCTGTTATTTCGTTCCCATGACCTACACCGTGACCATACCCCTGGAAGTAGTCAACGCCACCCACGCGGGTGGGTACTTCGAATTGTATGTCAAGCGCAGGCAGGAGGGCCTCAACTCGAAAGAGGCATGGAGCGCGGTGGAAAGCGAGCTTGAAAGCTACGGCCTGCCTGGACGCTATTCCTCCTACGAATCCTTTCGGGTTCGGCTTTCGTCTATGTCCAGAGTGTTGAAAGCGTGGAGGAAACAAATGGAAGTAATAAACATGACGACATGAAAAAAGCCTATATAATCACAGCGGGTGCTTATTCGGCGTATAGAATTTTGGCGGTTTTTTCCTCAAGCAAGCTAGCTCAAGGTCCGCTTGATGGGATAAAAAAGGCGTTCCCTGGCGAAGACGTTAAAATCGAAGAGTATGCGCTTGATGTTGGAGTGACTCAACAAGGCAATCCGCGCGGCCTAATGCCGTTCGATGTGATTATGAAACAAAACGGCGACACAGAAAGCGTTGAATTGTCAACAGACCTAATAAGTAATAAAGAACCCTTACTCCAGTATGCCGGGACTATTCTTTTTAATGTTTTAGCCACAGATGAAAAACACGCGGTAAAGATATGTAACGAACAGCGGGCGCAATTGATAGCGAATAACGAATGGCCTCCTATGGATTGATTGTTACCGAGGTTAACCCCTAACCCCGCCTTTCTCTCCTATATTGCCCAACAATGGGCATTCTACAACGATTCAGAAGCCTTTTCTTAGAGGATGTTGCCGCACCAGCGGAACAACGAAGCCTCAACAATCCAAACATTCCATTAGGGACCGCGTTGGCCGGTCTTTCGTCCCCCTCTGGTAGCGCTGGGGCGGTGGTCAACGTCCAAACTGTGTTGGGTCTGTCCGAAGCGTGGCGCGCCCTGACGGTCATAGGTGGCACGGTGGCGAGCGTTCCTTTTCGGGTACTAGAAAAGATGCCGGACGGAACGACCAAAGACCGCCCGGATCACCCCGTTTCTATCCTGTTCACCGTCGAGCCCAACAAGTACACCACGCCCTTCGTGTTCATGGAGACGATGGTTATCCATGCGCTACTCAAGGGCAACGCATACGCAGCCATCGAATACAACCGGCGCAATGCCGACGTGAAAAGCCTAAACCTCCTTAATCCGGGGGAAATGGATGTTTTCCAGACCGACGGCGTACCTTTCTACAAGCATATCACTACCGGGAAAACATACGCATACGACGAAATATTGCACGTCTGCAATACCAGTTGGAACGCAAAGGTAGGGTTGGATGTAATAGCCACGCATCGGGAAAACCTGAGCCTTGCCCTTGCAAATCGCAATTCGGCGGGAAATTTCTACCGAAATGGGGCACAGCCTTCCGGCGTATTAGAGCATCCTGGTAGCCTATCTAAGGAGGCAAAAGATCGGGTAAGTAGTTCATGGGAAAGAACGTATGGAGGTACAAACAATACAGGGAAAACGGCTGTATTAGAAGAAGGCATGAAGTACATCCCCATTAGTTTAAGGCCAGATCAAACCGGATTCCACGCAACAAAGAAAACAACTGTTTCGGACACTGCCCGAATATTCGGAGTACCCCAATTCCTGTTGGAAGACCTGGACCGCGCCACGTTCAACAACATTGAACACCTTTCGCAGCTTTTCCTTACCCAAACGATCCGGCCCTGGTGCAAGCGCATCGAGGCTGAAATAAACCGCAAGCTCTTCAAGCGCGAAGAGCGCGGGCGCTTGGTGGCGTTCCTGGACTTCGACGACCTGTTAATGGCCGACCTGCGGAGCCGGGCCGAATACGCCCGCACCCTGTTCAACGTCGGGGCGCTTTCTCCGAACGACATTCGCCGGATGAGCGGGTATAACCCCATTGAGCAAGGCGAAAAACACTATGTACAATCGAACATGATGGATATTTCGCAGCCAAATGCGAATCCAGC